GGTATTTGGTTGCGGAGGACGGATTTGAACCGCCGACCTTCGGGTTATGAGTGTTGTGCGCTATTTTTATAAGTAGCCATTAAGCTACATTTGTTAAAATCTGACCTATGAAAGTTTTAAAAAGTTCGACATTTGATAAGTGGTTGCATAAGTTAAATAATCCTATTGTCAAGGTTTCTATATTAAGAAGATTAGAGCAGATAGAAACAAAAGATCATTTAGGGGATTATAAATTTATCGATACAGACTTATACGAACTTAGATTTTTTAATCGTGGTGGGTTAAGGATATTTTTTACTTTTGATGGCGATGAAATAATTATATTATTAAATGCTGGAGATAAAGATAGCCAAAGCGATGATATCAAAAAAGCAAAAGAGATATTAAAGGATTATAGATGAAAGAAGAATTTACTAAATTTAATTTAGAAGACTACTTAACAACTGATGAATTAAGAAAAGAGTATTTAAATCAAGTTCTTGCTGATGGCGATATTGAAGAATTTAAAAGAGCATTGTTTTATATAGCAAAGTCAAAAGGTATTGAAAACGTTGCAAAGAAAGCAAATTTAAATAGAGAAAGCTTTTATAAGATGTTTAAAGAGAATTCTAAGCCTAGATTTGAAAGTATATTTAAGGTTGTAAATGCTCTTGATATTAAGCTTGTTTATGCTTAATACTATTTCATTATTATTTCTATTTTCTTTTTTTGTTTTATAGGCTGTTCTTTTGGTTTCTCAAAATATCTGCATAAAACTATATTGTCATTTGTTTGATACATTTTAGCAAGATAGCAATTATTATTTATTTGATCTATTATTTTAAATCTCTTTTCTGAAAATTTTTGACTTTTAAATTTGTCGCTTCTACTATATGTGATTATTGTATTGTTTAATCCGCTTTCCCAAAGGTAGCTAGAAAAATTTTCGTTTTCTACATATAAACTTCCGTCAAATTTAAAATCAACGATAAAATCATTTCTCATCTTTCCCATTAGTAAAATTTTGTTGTTGTTCTCTGTTTTGATTTGCCATTTTCCTATTATGTTTGGTTGTCTGAAATTATCAAGAGCATTTAAATTTATTATAGCGATGATAAGAATTAATAATTTTCTCATTTGTCGATTTCCTTTTTTAAAATTCTTGTTTTTATTTCTGCCTTGTAGTATTCTTTTTCGGCATCATTCAATTTTTTGAATAATTCTAATATTTCTTTTTCATCGTCTTTAAGTTGTATTCCATTGTAATATTCATAAACTGCCTTGTATAATTCAGGGTTTCTTTTTTCCCAGTTGTATAAAGTTGTTATGTCTTTTTTGATGATTTTTGCGATCTCTTTCTTTTCCATTTTTTATCTTTATTTATTTTGTTTCTTTTATATTTATTTTTCCATTATTTAATTTTTCTTTTATTTTTTCTAGTTTTTCTAAGAATTTTTTAGTTTCTAAAATTTGTTCGTCTAATGCTAGACCTTGGTTTATTAGTCTGATTAATTCTGGTTTTTCTTTTTCCCAGTTTGTGAGTGTATTTCTTGTAATATTTAATTTTTTTGCTAATTCTTGTCTATTCATTTTTATGCTTTTTGATAAATTATTTGGCATTTTATATCTACATCCTTGCCAAATTTGTAGTTCAATGAAAAATAATTTTTCATTTATCTATTTCCTTTTTTAAAATTCTTGTTTTTATATCTAGGACATAGTATTGAATTTCTTGTTGCGATAGTTTTTCTAATAGATCTATTAATTCTTTATACGTATTATTTGCATATATATTTTCTTTGTTCTCTTTTAAATTTAGTCCGTTTTCTATTACGCTAAATAGTTCTTTTCTATTTTTTCGCCAGTTATATATTGTTTTTTCAGCTATTTTTAGCTTTTTTGCGATTTCTGCATTTGTCATTTGTATGTTTCTGTTTGTTTTATTTCTTTTTCTAATACTTTTACTTTTAAGCTTGATAAAAAATATTCTTGTTCTATGTCTGATAGTTTTTCAAAATATTTTTTTAATTCATCTATTTTTGAAGTATTTTCTTGCGTAGAGTTAATATTTTCCATAATAAAATTATATAGTTTAGGTCTTGATTTTTCCCAGTTGTAGAGAGTTCTTAGCTCTATTTCAAGTAAATTAGCGATCTCTTTTTTTTCCATATTCTTTGAAATTCTTTCATTTTTAATTTTTATTTAAGTTACACTATGAAATAATTTCATTGTTCGTATGAAATGATTTCATATTTCCGATTTTATCGAAAGTATGTAAATTTTGCCCTGAATATGGCTTTAAACTGTTCTGGCTCCGTTTGGACGAAACACCTTTTCGGAGCCAAGTTAAATGGTGTTTCAAAAATAAATAAACTAAAAAAGGTGTTAAACATGCAAATCGTTAAATCTGACTATGATTTAAAATACATTCTTAAAGGTGGTCTTGTAAGAAGTTCAGCTTCTGGCAAGTTTGAAGGTAATGATTACTCTTCTTCTGTTCGCATATCTTCATCAAATATCTATGACGTTGTCAATGAAAAGACTGGCTTTACCGATGAAGTAGAGCAAAAGGTTGTTTTTAAAATCATTTGCCCTGATAACAATACGGCTGGACTTGTAGCGAGTGCCATAAAAGAAAAATTTAGAAAAGGCGAAGAGATACCAGTTGAAGGCGGTTTCCCAAACGATCAAAGAATAATTACAATAGCAAATCCAGTTGAATACTTCCTATTTGACACAAAGCCAGCTAATAAAGCTGATAAGAAACAATAAATTAAAGGGGTTTAGCCCCTTTAACTATTTAAAAAAGAGTGTTTCCTTTTTTAAGTAGTTAAAGACTATTAAATTTCTTAAAAAAAGGATTTCAGATGAAATTTCTTGCTTCTGCTAAATCTAAGGTTTTAGCTGGTGTTGCGGCTGTTTCAGCATTATCAAGTAATGCTTTGGCTGCAGGTATGACAATGGCGGCTGACGGCACTGTTAGCGGTACTCCTGACATTGGTCCGTTTATGGGGATTGCTGGTGCTATTATCGGCGTTCTTGCTGTCGTTTTCGCTGTGAAAAAAGGTTTCTCTCTCTTGAGATAAAAGGCTTTTTTCTCTTTGAAATAAGTGTTTGCCCCTTCAATGGGGCTAATTTTTAAAAAGGTTAAAAATGTATTTTGATTTTATAGATGTTACGAAGTTTGGTATATTTTTAAATTCTTTCTTTGGTGCTGTTATAGTTTTCTTTGCTTTTGTTACTGGTATTACTTCAGCCTTCAGCCTTTTTAAAAATTAGCCCTTAAATTTATAGCTTAAAGCAGAGTGCGAAGCAAAGCTTTAAGCCGACAAACGAAGTGCGTCAGGAATGAATAGGAATTAAATATTATGGATAAAGTCTATCTAAATTTAACATTAGAGCAATATAACTTCTTGATGTCCCTAACTGGGGCATTGTGCGGTTTCTTGCTTTGTATGTTTATTTTTATAGTCTTATCCAAAATTTAAAAAAAGGTGTTTAAAAAAATGTTTAGTGTAATTGGTGTCCCAGCTTTTGATTACTTCTTTTCTATATTTGTTTGGTTTATGATTTTAACTCTGCCGATTTGCGCTGGCTTAGTCCTATTCACAAAAAAGGTTTTTTAAGGATTTCTTATGAAATTTCTTATAAAACTTTTTTGTCTGCTTAGCTTAGTAAGCTCTTTTGCTTTTTCTACTGAAGTATTCTTTTTCTCAACTAAAGATGCAGATAATTATTTAAAAAAAAGTAATGTTAAATTCTTGGCTAATAATAAATATGTTATGTTTGATCGTCCTGATGATCCTGGTCATGTATATGTTGATCGAGTATATAGCTATGACACTTATTTTTATGCTGGTTCTTTGCGCGGTTATTTTTGGAATAATCAAACTGGTGATGTTTATTATATTAGTAATGATGTAAAAACTAACTATTTTCTTGATAAGGGTCATTGGGGTACTTTTACTTATGCGTATGAATATTCTGGCACTTATAATAGCAATGCAGTTTTTTTAACTTATGTTTCAATTTATGAATTTCATAAAACTAATGTCGCTGTTTGTAATGTTGGTGAAGAATTTAATACCGAAACTATGCAATGCGTTGCTGGTTGTCCAGCTGGTCAGCTTTGGAATGTTAATACAAATTCTTGCGTCGTTGATTGTTCTGATGAAGATAATCATAAATTCTTTACTAGTGATTATAAATGCATTGATTGTTCTAGTGCTTTAACTGCTGATGATATTGCTAGTTGTTATTGTACTGGTTTGGGCTCTTCTTATAATCCTGGTTACTTTTGGGATCCTGATAAACCTAATATTTTGCGTGCTCATTGTTCTAATGAAACTGAAATATCTTTTAAATTTGACAAAGATAAGATGAAAGATAAAGATAACAACTCTACAAATTCAATCGATAAAGATAAAGAAAATCCTAAACCTGACAAAGATAAAGATAATCCAAATCCTGACAAAAAGGATAATAATGAAAACTCAAACAACTCTAGCGGAGAGAGTGGCAACTCTTCAAATAATAATAGTGGTGGCTCTGCTGGTAATGGTTCTAGCGGTGGCGGTGGGACTGGTGTAGAAACAAAGCCAAATCCAAATTATAACGGCAATGGCAAAGAAGACGGTAAGGGTGACGGCAAGGAAGACAGTAAAGGCGAAGAAGGTAAGGGCGATGATGCCGTAGCTCAAAAATTAGATTATGGCGATCTTGAAAAGGATTCTGACAAATTTAATTCAGATTTTAAAGATGCTTTGGATAGTGTTATTTCACAAGCACAAGATTTTAAAAATAGCTTAAATGATACTATCTCTAAAATTAAAGAAGGTGGTTTGGCGAAATTTAATCAAAGCGCTATTCCTAACACTTGCCCTTTAACTTATAATGTTGATTTTTCTTACTTTAGAAAAGATATAACCTTTGATATTTGTAAAGTTATTGCTCCAGCTTCTCAAACTCTTTATTATTTCTTTTATGTAGTGTTTTTTGTTTTGTTCTTGATAGTCACTATTAAGCTTTTTTTATTTACTTTTTAAAGGGGTAGGATATGCCAGCAATAATTTCAATGATTGTTAATTTATTTGGTTTCTTTAAATGGGGCAAGGTTGTTGATTTTGTGCTTCGTGGAATAACCTTTGCAAAAATGGTTATTATAAATGGGCTTTTATTTGCTTCAATACTTGCTTACGTTGCTGCTGTATTGGTTATCTTAAATTTCATCTATACTAAATTTAATTACATTGTCGATTATATTAATAATCTCTCCGTTGGTAATGATAAGATCATAACTACTTCTATGATGGTTTTAAAATCTCTTGGTGCTTGGAATGCTCTTTGTGATGTTTTTGCTATCTTTTCGCCTGTTCTTCTTAGTTTTTTTGTGATCTATGCTACTAAAATCGGTATTTTTGTGTTTAAAAACGCTAGAGATACTTTACTTTCTTTTATTATTGCGAAGTTGTAAAAATGATCACGTATTTAGTTGGCAATCCTGGAAGCGGTAAAACTTATTACGCTGTCTTTATGATATATAGGCTCTTTCTTTATGAGCCAAAGAAGACATTTTTAACTAAATTTGTTAAGCCTAAAGAAAAGCCAGATTATTCATTTTGTTACACGAATATTAATGAGTTTAAATTTGAGCTATGCGATAAATTTAAAAAGTTTGACTTTGATGAATTTTATTTGGGCTTAAGAAATTTATACGCTCTTTACAAGACTGGTGCTACCGATAATGAAGTAAATGAGAAAGCTAAAGAGTTAAATTTATATGGTTGCGTGTTTGTCCTTGACGAGTGTCACAACTTCTTTAAAGATAAAAAAGATGAAATTTTAGTTTGGTGGCTTACATATCATAGGCATCTTTATCAAGATATTTATCTTATTACGCAAGATTTAACATTAGTAAATAACGAATATAAACGCATTGCAGAGAAATTTTATAGGGCTGTTGATAGCTCACGAAGATTATTTTCAAAAAAGTTTCGTTATGAAATTTATGCATCTTATAGGCTTTTTAAAAAAGATAGATTAGAAATTATCAATATCCCATTTCTTCAAGAAGTTTTTGACTTATATCACTCAGGGCAAAGCTCAAATAAAAAATCATTTGTTCGCTTTTACTTTTTCTTAGCTTTTTTAGTCTTTATTTTTCTCTTGCTTTTCTTTTATTTTGTCGTAATGTCTTTATTTGAAACCGATAAACCTAAAAACGATGATTTACCTATTGAAAATAAAAATCTTTCTTCTGCTCCAGTTTCTGAGCAACCTAAAAATTCAAGTTTATTCTTTGATGATAAAAAGCCTAAAAACAATAACATTGATCTTCCTGAAATTTACATTTATGATATTACTTGCCTTAACAATAATTGCCATTTTAGCGATGATTATCATTTATTCCCATTGTCATTGATTAGTTACATTTCTTCAACGCATACCCCATTATATTTTTATTTCGAGCCAAAATCTCACGAGCTTGTTAAATACTATTATGTATTTGACAAGCCAGTTTTTCAAAATTTACAAAAAAATAACAAAGGTGTTTCCGATGAAAAGTTTAATCAAATTTCTAATTCTTCCGTGTCTGCTATTAAATAGCCTTTTTTCTGCTGAAATTTACACTGATTTGCTAGATTTCGCACGTTTAACGAGTAAGGCTAACAATATAGCTATTGTAACTGATGAGAGCATTCATCAAGGCGAATACTACTTTATCTATCAAGATGAAGTAAAAATCACGATCTCGATGTTTAGAAAGATGCTCGAAGCAAAGAATTTATACTTATACAAGAAAGATAATTTCTACTATGTAAGCTCTCAAAAATTGCCTGATTATGATTTAAGGCGTATCGATCTTAAAAATTACGTTGTCGAAGATGTCAGTAAAATTTTAAGTCAGTTTGATCTAAATGCTACCTATGCGACCGCTTCAAACTCTGTTTTCTTTAGAGCTGATGATTATATTTTTGACCAGGTAAAAGATGCTATCGCTAAGATAGATAAAAGCTTGGAGCAAGTAACATTTAAGCTTACAATCACCGAAACAAATTTAAAAGATATAAAAGATTTAGGCACAAATTTACAAGGCTTACTTAAGCCACTTAATCACGGCGATTTAGCCTATTACATAAATTTAATTACTTCCCCTTACATTACTAATTCAAACGTCATAAAGAATAATGATAGTGCATTTTTTGGTATATTAAATTTTCTTGATACAAATGGCATTACAAAAATTATATCTTCGCCAGTCTTGACGGCAAAAAATCACACAGAAGTTTATTTTAGCTCCGTTCAGAATATCCCTTATCTTGTTTCAAAAACTGATATATCAAACGTTAATTACCAAAAAACCGATAGCTATGAATATAAAGACATTGGTTTAAAAATCAACTTAAAGCCTATAATTCTATCTGATCACATTGATTTTGACTTACATTTAATCCTCGAGGATATCCTTTCTCAAAGTTCATCTTTAACGCCCATTGTTTCAAAGAAAGAGCTTAAAAGTTCGTATTCTTTAAAGCGTGGTGACGTTCTAGTTCTTAGCGGTATCAACAAAAAAACTACTGCTAAGCAACGTAATGGCGTCCCTATCCTTAAAGATATTTGGCTTCTTAAGTATCTTTTTTCAGTAGAGCAAGACAGCGAGATAAACTCTGTTTTAACTCTCACAATTCAAATTATTTAATGTTTTAGGGGTGCAGGGGTCGCCCCTGCAAAAGGCGAGTAATAAGCTTTTTAGTTCGTCCAGTCTTTTCGAGCCGTGCAACAAACTAGCTAGCTGGGTCATAAAAGCCCCCCTCGCCTAAGTGTGTTTTGGCGTAGCCAAAAAGCCAACCATTTGTGCGGACGAAGTCCGCCAAATGGTGGCTCTTGTCAAATTATTAAAAAAATGCCAGTTTTAAGGAAGCGATTATGCGAGCAAGGAATTTATACGGTGTTTCGCCCTTTGATGTAGAGCTTTGTCAAGAGAAGCTTGATAGTCAAAGGGAGTATATGCGCTCTTTCTCTTTTGTCAATAGTTTAGGGCAGGTTAGAAATTTGCTTGATATTTCAATGTCAGCAAACTTTAGCCCTAAATATTACGCTGAAGTTTCGAACCGCGTTAATGTGTTTAGCTCTTTTGCGATTGATAATTTTCAAGTGCCAGTATTTTTAACTATTACGTTAAATGGCTGTTTTAGGGGTGCTTTAAATGGCGACTACTCTAAATTTAAGCCTATTGATTATAAGTATTTGCCTGATGAACTTAAATATAAGGCTAAAAATTTAGCCTCTTTGTCTATCTCTGATTTGATTGCTGTTCTTAATCATCAATGGCGTTTATTTTGTAGGCGCTTTAAAGATAAGTTTAAGAAAAGTGATATTAGTTATATAAGATGCTTTGAGCCACATAAAAAAGACGGCGTGCCACATATCCACGCTTTATTTTACGTCCCAGCTTATACACTTGATTTTATGAAAAGAATTTATATGAATATCTTTTATGCTCCACAAAATCTAAAAACGGACGCCATTACAAGCGAGCAAGAGAAAAATGGCGAGTTAAACGGCTTTCAAACTAGCATAAATAATCCTAGTGGCTACGTGATGAAATATATTCAAAAGACTTTCATAAATTTAAAAGAAACTCAGGATTTTGATGAGCTTTCGGCGTGGTATGTAAAGCATAAGGTTAGGCGTTTCTTAAGCTCACGCACTAAAGTGCCTTTGTGGGTATATAGAAAGATAAATTTTATTAGCTCAATGCAAGACTTTTATCACTTAAATGACTTAACAAATGATCATAGGGCATTAATAGAGTGGAATAAAAAAGATGATTACATATACATAAATTTGCCTTTCAATAAAGAAGAGATCATTTATTTAAATGGTAGGTTGGAGCATTATATTGGTGGCAGGCTTATGAATTTTTACGATAGGCTTAAGATAAATAATAAAGTCGATGAAGATGTAAGCGATGAAATAAAGAATTTTGGTAGCACTTTAAAACAAAGACAAATTTTAAAGCTTTGCGATGAATTGTTTAAGATCGAAAAAAGAGTTAAGCCAGTAAGTAAAATGCGAGATTACGAGCTAGTTAATTATTATCAAAGCTTGGGCGGTGATGTAAATGTTCAGCATTTAGCCTATGTTGAAAATTTAATGCTTGATAGGAATTTAGACAATTTTACACATTATCATGAAAAGCACGATCTAAATGCCCCTGACATTGATAGCTTTGTAGATAGATTTTTGATTTGTAATGAGTTTTAAAATGTGTTTGAATGAGCTTTTTGATAATTATATTAGCTATTACGAGCTTATTTTAAGTCCTTCAACTCTTAGAAGTGATATAGCTACTTATAACAAGCATTTTAAAAACTCACTTGGATTAAGAGATATAGAAGAGATAAATTTTATTGATATTCAAAAGTTTTGCAATGGTTTAATAAAGCAAGAATACAAGATTAAGACAATTAAAAATATTGTTGCTAAGCTTAAAGTTATTTTTAAGCTTGGTATAAAGCTGGAGCTAATAAGTAAAAATCCTTGTGATTTTATCGAGCTTCCAAAATTTGATAATAAAAGATACTTTGATTATCCTATATCTATTCAAAAACGCTTTATAAAAGCTATTTGCGAAAACACTGATGATAACTCTGATATATTCTTTTTCTTACTTCATGGCAGGCGTAAAAATGAAGTATTAAGCCTTAAATTTAGTGATATAAATTTTAAAACAAGAACTTATACTATCCCTTTTAAGATCAATAAGGCTAAAAGAGATATGATCTATAAGATGAGCGATGAGCTATATACTAGGCTTTATAAAAGATATATAGTAGCTAAAGAGCAAAAACGTCTAAATGATTATGTCTTTATCAATCCTATGACTGATGATAAATTTAAAGATTTACGTAAAAGCTGGGCTTCACTTCTTAAAAGAAATAATTTACCAAAAATAAGATTACACGATATTAGGCATTTAATAGGCACATACTCAATTAATTATCTTAAAATTCCTATCGAGCAAGTATCATTTACGCTAGGTCATACAAATATAATTACTACGCAAAAATATATAACTGCAAACGTCAAAAAATCTAAAGAAACTATCGAAATTTTACTTAACTCAATTTCAGATTAATTTAAGCATTTTAAAAAGTGGCTCGAAATACCGATAAAATGGGTATTTGGTTGCGGAGGACGGATTTGAACCGCCGACCTTCGGGTTATGAG